TGGCGAATCAATTAAGAAACGACATGAGCTTGGCGCAAGTAAGAGTACTTGCGTCGAGCCCCCCACTCCTAACACTTTCTCGAAAGCATCCCAACCCAAAAGGTTGGAAAGCTTTCTTGAAAATGATTCGCGATGCCCGCCGAAACGGGATCGCGATTAAGAGTGTCACACGGTTGGAGAAAGAGATCTCCTCGTGTGAAAATCAGGTGACAGGTGTTAAATTCGAGAGACTAAGCAGTGTTAAACGACACTTCTCTGCTATTAGCCGGGCCCATACCCTACGGTATGGGCAACCTCTAACAAAGAGGTCCGCGAGCGCGTCGCGGCTAAAGAGATATGTGAAGTTCTTCACGGCCCTACTACGTGAGGGTCCGAAGATCCTCAGTAAGTTTGCTCACGAAGCGAGGACGCATAGTCTTCTAATAAACACCGACAAGAAAGCGGCAAGGAAAGAATTCCTCGCAAGTACTGTCGGGCGCTCTGTTTATTGGAAGATAGCGAAATCGCAAATTAACACCTCAGTTAAGAAAGTAGAGTCAATCTGGAGAACGGAAGCAGATGTCCACAAGGGACACCTCAAAGGCCTCGAGGAGTTTATTCTCAAGGTACTTCCGATCCGACGATTGACTGATGAAGAGCTCAATAGTTGGCCCATTCCCAACGATCACTCGACACTCGAAAAGAGTAGACGAGCGGGCGGCAATGCCGCCGCAATCGCGATGAATGAGCTAAATAATGACGCCATGCTCTTTTATGATGCAGTTCATAGCCTCATGGAAGACGATTTCCTAGAAATTGTCTCCGGAGAAACGCTAGATGCAACCGGCAAACCTCCCCAGCGTAAGCTGGATCTGGTTACCGAGTATGCTCCGGCAATGGCCACCGCATTGGATAGTCGTACAAAGTACACACTACCCAACGGTGATCTATGCCGCAAACGCTACATAAATAGCATGGAGAACCCAGTACTTCGTCCCACCCCCCTGGTGGAGCGTGGGGCGAAAGTACGGGTAGTAACTCTTCATCCTGGTGATGAGATTCATAATGCAAGAAGGATTACGAAGCTATGGCTAAGCCAGCTTCGTAATTTTGCAGTTACAAGGCAAATGCTCCAGGACGAACCTGTGACGCTGAGGCCGCAAGGTATGAAGGGGCGAAAACCCCAACTATACAGTGCGGACCTAAGTAGCGCCACGGACTACATCGACCACGGCCTAGCCACTCACGTAGGATTACTCCTTTGTGAGCGGCTTGGCATGCCCGATGTGGACCGACAGGTCGTACGGAAGCTGTTCGGACCAAAGCTGGTCCAAACAATGCCAGAAGACGGCGATCCGGTAACGGATCAGACCCCTACTACAAGGGGAATCCACATGGGTCTAGGGCCCACATGGGTCATCTTGAGTCTCATCAACAGCTATTCTGCTTGGAAGGCAGGAGCTGGCAGAACATCATACTCTGTGTGTGGCGACGATCTGATCGGGTTTTGGGCAAGGCCCATAGCCGATCGTTACGAAGCCACCCTCGAAGAACTCGGACTTGTTGTTAACAAGACAAAGTCCTTCTTCGGGCGCCGCGGAGTATTCTGTGAACGGATTGTCGAGCAGGACAGCAGAGGAACCCGAGCAGATGCCCACGACGTGGGACATCTCTCGGCGATCACTGCTGCAAAGCTCATAGCAAGACAAACCGATAACCAGTTCGCTGTCGCTGCGAACCTTAAGGACAACACCGTCCAAAAGGATCTCAGCGACCAGGTACGAAAGTACCTGATTCCAAGCAAAACCGGACCAGGGAGGGTTGAGCACGGCGGAAATGGATTCGGCAGACTATCACGAGGTAAGATGGCACTTCTTGTTAAAGAAGGCGCACCAAACCTCGCTGTTAGCCGCGACGAGTCCACTTCCGCTCTACTCAAGGAGCTGAAAGCAACTGCGGTGCAGGGCCATGTCAAACGGGAAGATCCCATGACAATGTCTGATGCCGTAATTGCGATCAAGTCAGCCTCACAAACTTGTCATTACCTGCGTAATGAAAAGCTTGAGACCCTCCCCATCTCCAAGCGATCATGGATTCAGCGAGATCGTCGTAGCAAAAGCCTCGACAAAATCACTGATGATCACTTTAGAGAATTGATCCGGAATTCTCAACTGAATTCAAAGAATAAGAAGTGCGCTCTGCACATCCTATCCAAGAATTGTCACCTGAAGTCGATTGACAAACACCGGCGACTAGAAAGCATCCTCTCTAGGTCCGTGTCCGAGCAATTGGTTGAGAGATCCTCCGTGATCAATCTCATCCAAAAGCACTTGTCAATCGACTGGTCGGAATATGTTAAGAAGAAGAAGGTGGATCGGGTTAAGGCCCCAAGTGTCACTGCCCAGAAGGGCAGCGGCCTTGAGGATTGCTCCTCAGACATCGATATCCGAAAGGAAATCGAAGCTGAAGAGCCCCCGCCAAATTTTATTTCTCTTGATAGTGGTTTTATCCCACTTCCGCTCAACACAGCCTCGGTTGAGCCCAAGAATGAGAAGAACATCTTTCTTCGTCCAGCTACTGGTAGGACAGAATTGGAAGAGTCCGTTAAAGGTGCCAAAGGCACGATCAACGAACAATTCTATCTGCTCGCTAAGAAGCAACAGGACGACGACAGTTATGATCTCAACATCTTGGACTCGACCGAGGAACGGCAGGCTCTTTAGTGCCCGC